CCCTCAAGAAGGTGGGTCTGTTACTGGACCCCCTCCAGCAGGATTGGTTACCTGCCACGTCCCTTAAAAGGGACGTGCCCTCCTAGGCTTGGTGCTGACGGCCGTAGGACGTCCGGAACGCATCAAGTGCTCCCTGTCCTGGAAAGGATCGAATCCTCTTTTCAGGAAGAACTTGAGCAGGGCACCGTATCCATCCAAGTTATTGGATGGAGAAACGGCCTGGACTACATAACCCCTGACAAGGGGGCTATGAAGCCGGGAACAATAGCTCTGGGTTTCATACCCCAGAAAGCTATGTCTGCCCAGCACAGAGCTACTCTCGGCAACCAATGGGAACAGCTTCTCACCCTTGCGGGTAAGGAGCTTGTCCAGGAAGCTGTCGAGAGCCTTCACCACGCCCCAGTAACCAGCCTTGTAACACTGGTTCCTGAAGCTAACAGTGGAGATAAGCTCTGATGCATCCTGCCGTTGGGTAGGTAGTACTTCGCGCACGCGGACTATTGATACGTCCTCACCCGCGTAGTACTCCTTGCCGCAAGACTCTCTGAACCTTCCGGTCCAGAAACTCTTGCCGGTATTGACCCGAAGACCAAAATCTTCGAGCTTCCCAACAACGGCTTCGGCGTATTCTGTGGGGACGATGATATCGTCACCATAGACACGCACCCTCCCAGCAAGACCATGGATGGTCTTCCTGGTCATCTGGCGTCTGAGCCCATCTTCAATCCCGCAGAGAACGATGGTCGCGAAGACCATCGCCTCAACAGGAAAGCAGAGAGCTGAACCCATGGACGCGAACTTGGCGAGGCGTATAACGCCTACGTCAGGCACATCAGCCTTCCGTGAACGACACGCATCCACGGCCCCTGCAACATGAGGCCACGGATCGAGAAGGACACGTACGAGCTGATTCGAAACGCGATCGGAAGCTTCGCTGAGATCCAGCGTCGCCAGGTTCCCTGTAAGGGACCCTTTCCGTGCCATAGACCTGTTAGGGTCTTGGTCCGTGAATCCGATAATCCACCTGTAGGGGTTGTCTTTCCCCTCCAGATTGGATACGAGAGACTCCGCAACAGCCTGCTGCGCATATTGCATCGCAGTAGGCTCAACGGCTATGACTCTCGGCGTCTTGAGCGTCTTAGGAACGGTAACGACCCTTACGGGCCGTTCCGCTCCAGGTTCGAGGATGTTCACATGGTCGAAATCCTGGTATGCCCGAAACGACGGTGCAACAAATCCGTCAAGAAACGGAAACCAGGTTTCAAGCCTTGATGTCCACTCCGTCTGATCGTACTTGCGGTTTCCCACAAGACGATCGGCGGTGACACCAGGCCCATGCTTCGGGACAATCTGTCCTTGGTAGACTTGTTCGTCTACC